GTTAAAGATGCATTAAATAAAGCATTATTTGATGTAGCAAACGAAGAACCTCCGTTAGCTGAAGTCCTTAGTAGTAAGGTAGTAGAAGAGCCTCTTATAACATCAAATAGCTCTATAACTATCTTTGTGTACTTAGCAGCGTTGTGTAGTATTAAAGTTTCACTACTAGACCCAGAGAATGTTTTTAAACCTAAGAAGTCATAGCTTTCACTTTGATTAAAATATTCTCTCCAAGGTTGTGACCAATTACCTAAGCTATCTACTGGAGCTATGTGTAATGGAGCAGGACTACTCATTGCTTCCCTTAATCTTAGCTACGATACCTGATATCTTCCAAGGAACAGGGTCTGTCATAGTCAATCTGAAGGTAAAGCTTCTAGCTTGACCTAAACGCCTAAACATGCACCTTTTTAGGTACTCACCAAAGTCTCCAACACCTCGAACCATGATACTGCCCCAAGACCGACCTAAGTCCTTAGAGACCTCTAGCATTAATTCTGGTTCACTAGGAGACGTGTCTCCAGAGTATTCAATAGCTCCAGCATCTACTTTAACCTCGAGAGACGAAACTGAAACTCTATTCCTAGCGTTCTGAAGGTGAGGAGTCACTATAATACGTCTAATATCATTACCTCTCTCCTGATATTCAGAGTGCGAGAGTTGGTAGATATTACCAGTTTGCCAGTCTCCAACTAAAGTCTTATTATTTACGGAGCACGAGCAATTAGCAAAGTGTCTGTTGTAGAACGGGTTTGGTGCCCCCTCACTATCTAAACTCTCAAGCTCGAACCACATCTCTGTAGATATATCGAAACACCAAGTATATCCTCTAGAAGATTCAGCTGAAGGGAATGTGATGCAGTAAAACGTATGAGTACCATACTGATGCATGAAAGCGTGAGCATCTGAGTATGTGTCGTAACCTTGGAATATGGTAGTTAAAGCTCTATCTGAGATAACTTTATACTGACCTTCAGAAGCCATAACAACGCCAACTAAACCCTCTTTATTTTGAGCTAACCAGAAAGCCCTGTTATTAGAAGTTTGTACAGAGTATTTAGCAGCACAACCAACCTGCAAAGCACCACTAACAGCTCTGTCGAAAGGAGCACCTTTAGGGTTCCCCGAGTTGTACCAGATTTCAGAGGTATAGTCACCAAGTAACCAGACTCTAGTGTTAAGTACGCACCCTGAGACTAATTTATCTGGATCAGTTTCAGCTGAGGCAAAGAATAAAGCATTCCAAGACGTACCGTCGTTTAGGTCAGATACATAGAACTTCTGAGTGTCGGGTATAATAGCTATGAAGTAGCCATTGGTTGCCATGACGATCTCAGGGTCGTCAGGTAGGTCAGCATCTGTAACCTCTGACCAGTTACCTGTAGATATCTTATATCTGTAAGTATTTAAACTATCAGTAACTAATATCTCATCTAAGATAGCTGCCATAGAGATTCTAGGAAGCTCTGTAGAGTTAGCTAACGTACCTTTAGATGTAGCAACTCCAACTGAGGTTATAGAGTAGAATGTAGAGTCACCTACAGCATACACTGTTCCTAAATGAGTCATCAAAGATCGTACGTTAGTACCACCTAAACCTACCCAAAGTGTAGCACCAGGTGTAGGTAGAGCGACAAAAGGTGACATATCTCCACCTTGAGGATTCTCTTCCAGGTACATATTAACCAATCTTTGAACCGAAACATCTTTACTTTCCGCCTGATAACTAGGTTTAAGTAAAGGTAAAAATTGGAACATATTGTTAAACCCCTTTTAAACTAGGGAAGAAACAAACCGAAACTTTCTCACTGTCCCATTGTTTTAAACCGTCTAATAACTCAGCAGCTATAGGAGCTATAACAGCAAGTTTATCTTCAGCAGAAAATAATGGGGCTACCCTTACCGCTAAGTTATAAACTATAGTTTCTGACCATTCCACAGGAAAATCTGGATTGTCGGTCCCGCTATCGAAATCTTCTAATCCTCGCTGATACGTGATTTTAAGCCTAAGGTTAGCATCTTGAGGTGCTGGATATAGATGGATAGTCCCACCTGAAAGTTGAGGATCGTAGTACCAGCTCATGGGGACACCAGTAATGTATTTATTAGGTATGTTATAATACTCTTTCCTACTGATCCTATTGATTTCTATATCATTATCAGCATCGTCCCTAACGCGAACACTAGAAATATGCATAGGTCTGGCCAGCTTATAAGTATAACTATAAACGCGATTCCCGGCAGCAGCATCATCGCTGATAGCATCAGCAACAGTAACAGTAGTAGCTCCCTTAGAGACAACAGTCGTCCAATGAACTGATTCATCATCTAGCACTACCCCTATATAGTCATTAGCTGATATATTATCTGTGTTGGTTACACTTAATACAGTTTGACCGCTAGCTTCGTCCGCCGATATAGAAGTCTCAACCATTATCTCGGAGAAGTGACCCGCAGTAGAAGAAATCAGATACGAAGGAATAGCTGTTGAAAGTATCCCAGTAGCTTCTGTTTCTGTCCATAGATGTAAACCTTGAGCCTGCCAAGATTTAACCATCATATTTAAAGCTCTATCTACTAAAGCAGTATCTTCAGCTGAAACAGATTCTTGTTCGCCGTAAACAGCTAATAGTCTAAGAGCGTGGTCTATAATGTCAGACCTAGTTACATTAAAATTAGTTGAGCCTGATGTACTCATATGCCCCCTAATATCTTACTCGGGCGAAGCGCCCTGCGTGTACTTCCTGAGGTCGCCACTAATAAAATACCTCTATATTTATGTTAATCCGTTTCCTGAAGGAAGCCGGAGAGCCTGAGTTTGCCATTTGTTAAACCTTCAATATAAATCAGTACCCCAGTGCTGTAAGATCTCAACCATAGTCCAAGTATCTGGCTCTACACCACCTGCCCACTTAGTTGGATTTTGAGGTCTAACAAACGCTGGTTTACTTAAAGGAGGAATAGTAAAAGGTTTATCGCTAGGGTTTTCTTTAATAGCTGTACCTCTTTTAACGGCAGCTCCTTGGTAGTCGAATTCAACTTCGTCTGAGTTTATAGTAAACCCAGTGTAGTCGTCGACAACTTTCCAAGTCCCTAACTTCCCTTTACTATTATTATTTCTAAACCTACTCATTAGGTCTGCCTAATAGTAATAAATATAGAGACCTCGTCTCCAGAATCTAAATTAGCTGTAGTTAAAACAACATCTCCTGTAGCACCTGTCCCATTAGGATTGCGCTTACCTCCACACATCCTAGCAAAGTTAACACATGGGTTATTAACAGGATTCATTGAGCAAATAGGAGAGTCTGTAGTTTGGTCCCACTCGAATCTTAAAACGCAATCTGAACCGTGAGCTTCAACTTTGTCGACAACACCCTTCGTAGCATCTGCCATTAAAGTTGAGTTATCGTAGATTACCAGATCTGTCTCCTCAGAGCCGTCTGATACTATGTGGATATGGCGAATCACTACTTTAGATGTAGCTCCTCCAAAAAGGGTTTGTTGGGTGACCGTATTGGCCATAATTACCTACCTTTTATGTATAGAAAGAATTAGAGCTTCCTTGCTATATAGTCCATATTGTCGCTTCTAGAAAGCGCTATTAAGCACCACCTTCGTAATTTGAAGCTACTGTAGCTGCACCTACAATAGGTTTACCGTTAACTGGGTTTTTAACACAGAAACGTTCACCTGCAGTATTAGCGCTATCTACTAAAAGCAGAGTAGCAATACCTGTAGCTGCTGTTACTAAAGTCACATGTTTTTTAGCTGTATGAGCAGTTAAGATAGCACCTACAGAAGGGCAGGTTAAGGCACCTGAAGCATTAGTAGCTGTCAGACCGATACCTGAAGAACTAGTAGATATCCAAACTTCTAATACGTGGCATGCTGCAATTGTAGCTCCTGCCGCATCTTTAACTGTAAACGTAGCTTCAATACCGTCAGTGGTAGCACTGGCAGCATAAGCTATAGTTACGTTAGCTGCAACGTTATCTACTAAATTAAGCTCGGCTGCAGTAGATGTTACACCATCCAGGATATTCAGTTCTGCTGCTGTAGCTGTAACCAAAGTACCAGCTAGCTTTAACCCTTTATTTGTAGCATTGTGATTAGTGATATTTACATTATTTTGAAAAGTAGACACTTAAGTCTCCTAATATAGTATTTATAGAATCAGTTGTCCGTAACTGTGGATTTGCATATCTATAATATAAAGTGGGAAGTACAGCGTCCTTGCTGCACTGATCTGTCAGCTCAGAGACTATTAAGCACCAGCTGAACCGTAAACTCCGCGGAACCCTAAAGCACCGAAAAGGTCACGTTGGTAAGCTACCATCTTAAGATCCATAGAATTGAAATGTTTTTCTTCATGGAATTCAAGAGGTACCTGTTCCATATGGATCAAACCTTCTTGCTCAGGAGCGTCAGTCGTAACGAACCAAGCTGTAGAGCTAGTCAGATACTTCATAACTACTACGTCTTGCATCAAGTTCATATCTTTAAGCGCATTCAAATCGTTGTCAGCAACGCCAACACGACCGTCAGACTTAAGGATACGACGAGCGTCGAATTGAAGAACAGAAGGAACTACTAATTTGCGTGCGTTAAGCCCAGCTTTGTACCCACTGTTATCTTTGATAGCTTCAATATCCAGAACTGCCTGCTCTAAAGATGCTTCAGATAAAGCTGCGTCAGCAGAAGCTCTATTAGATGTAGTGCTACCTTTAATAGCGTGAGATGTAGCGAATAAGTTAGAACCATCACCGCCACTATGAGCAGCAGATTGAGAGAAACCTAAGTTAAGAACGTCAGCAGCTCTAATATTTTGCATTAAAGCGAACTTACGTCCGATGTCTTTAGCTCTCAAAGTACCAACTTTAATAGCTTGGCCCCATTCCATTTCCTCTCTGGTGATACGAATACCGAGACCGTACGCAGTGTAAACCAAGCGAGATGGCCAAAGTTGTTGCATAGTGTCATAGGTAATATCTTCACCTAAAGGCTTTTCAACTGGGAGCCCCATGCCTGAATAAGACATAGATTCAACCCCTGAAAGGTTGTCCGCTGGAACTTCGTTGAATACGGCCTTGTATTCTTGAGGAACTTCTTTATAAGCACCGTCCATAGCAAATTTAAGACCTGGAAGTAGGTCTCTCGGTAATAAAA